CTGCGTCTCGCGCGGATTTGCAGGACTGGTGATGTTCTTGCCGAACATGCAGCCTTTCGCCGTCAGCGACCAGAATTTTTTGATGTTGTTAATCGCGGTACGGCTGTATCGTTCGCGCTGCTCGACGATCCCCAGCTTCACCATCTGGTGATATGCCTGATTAGCTGTCAGGCGGATACCATACTGCTTCAGCAGTGCACTCAGTGACAGCGTGGGGCGGCTTGAGCCATCAGGCGCGTCAGCAGGAGCATCAATGGCATAGCGCGGTGCCAGATTCGGTAAGCCAACAGCCTCCTGGAGTTTCTGACAGGCCCCAAGCACTGAAGAGTTAGACAGGTTTAACTCCCTGCGCATAAAGTCCAGCAGAATCACTCCAGCCTGCATCTTGTCAGCAGCCTGCCCGGATAATTTTTCCGGTGCGCTGGTTACCATATCGAAAGTACGGATCACCTTCAGATGGAATGACGGGCTGATCCACATTGCATAGGCATACACCAGTTCCTTGCAGACATACGTTCCCCGTTCATTTCCCCCATGAATCACACTCACCGGGTCAACACCCAAATTCTGGGTATTGGTCAATTCATGAACAAGCTCAACAGTTTGTTGGCTGGAAAGAAACTTTCCCGGCTCCTTGGTTCTGGCATTTGCACCAGATGCTACTGCTGCGCGATGCAGATCGTTCAGGCTGTAACGCCCATAAGCATCACGACGAACTTCAATACCATCAATAACCATCAGATTATTCATACTTCGTTTCTCCTCTTAATCAGGCGGCTGCACCCGCCGTTTTCTCGTACTTACTGATAGTGATCTCGACCTTCCCTTCCGGGATAACCGGTCCCCACTCCACCAGCATTCTTTTCACCTGACTGTCGTCTTCCCACACACCCGCGTGGGTCAGGGCGTCAAACAGCGCCTTGTTATAGTTGTCCAGATCGCGGATCCGGTTATCCGGAGGAAACAACACGATCTCCACTGAAGCAGGTGCCGACGTTGGTTTCGGCAGACGACGTAACTGCTCAACTATTGCTGCGCACGCCGCGCTCTGGAATTTTCGCCCCGCCGAGCTTATCAGGCTCTTACCAGCAAACGCCCCTTTGTTGGGGTGTCGCCAGTACGTGTTCACGCTGGGCGGAAAAGGCAGGATCAGCTTCATACTTTCAGGTCCCTTTCATGTAACCAGTGGGTTGCACGCAGCCTTGCGTTTTCCTCCCCGGCAAGCAGTGCGCGGATAATCCCGACCGCCTCGCTGTCGTCGTCCTTCACCGCGGTATGAAGCGTTATCCCCCGGGCCACGCCACGCTTTATCGTGATGACGCCTTTTTTCTCCAGTGCGCGAAGATGCTCCACCGCTGCATTCACTGAACGGTATCCCAGCATGGTTGCCACCTCCTGATTGGTTGGCGGGAAGCCACGTTCTTTCTGATAAGAAATCAGCATATCCAGCACCTGCTGCTGGCATTGAGTTAACGTCGTCATGCCGCCATCTCCCTGACCAGTTTTTCCGCCTGCTGGCGAACCTGCGCCAGAAACGCCTCACCACATGCCTCAAGTTCATCGCGCCCGATGTAGCTGATTGCCGGTCCCTTCCAGGTCTTATCGAAAACAGCAATAGCACCAGCGAAGAAAGCGCCTGTCGGCACCTGCTTCTCATCCTTCGGGATAAACCAGGCAGGCAGTTCAAAACCAATACGCCCGCGAATAAAAGCAATATGGTCCGCATCTTCCGGCCACCACACTTCGCTGGTGGCAGCTTTGATCAGGAAAACATAGCGCCCACCCTTATCACGCATGGCACTGGCATGTTTCATGATGTAACGCATGCCGGTGATGTATTGCCCCTCATGCTGACTGGCGCGACTGTATGGGGGATTACCAAAGGCAGCCCCTTTAAGCTCCGCAAGACGTTCTGACCAGTCATGCGCCAGCGCGTTGTCTTCCGCCGTGTAATACGCAGCACATTTGGCGTTATCACCGTCAGTGAACAGATCCAGAACAAACGGGCCAAACAGGGTGTTAATTCCCCAGAAAATGTTGTCCGGCGTGCGCCACTGATCACCTACTTCCTTCAGTTCATGGGCTGGTTTGTTCCGCAGTTCCACCAGCGCCTGGCAATATTTATTACTCATTAAGCCCCCACGTAATTCCCTGACAGATACCACTCATCACCCGATACAGCGCGCTTGCTGCTTTTCCGTAAACACTGCTCACGACGCGCCAGAAAATTGTTTCGTTCTGGCTGGGAGTGGCTTTCACGGAATGCCGCCATCCACACCGTTGCAGCACGACGGTATAAGCCCCTGGACTCCAGTTCTTCCGCCTGGCGGGTCAGGCACAAAATCACCCGGGGATCGTTAGTGCCGACATAGAAATTGCGCACAGGTCTGGTTTCACGAACTGGTTGTGGTTCCGGCTCCTGCGCTCTCTCAGTCAGGCGTGGGAAATGTCTGCGTGTATCTCCTTCACAACGGTGAGCCACACGCCCACTCTGACGTAACTTGCTTGCTGACTGCAGAACGCGCTGCCGTGAGTAACCTGCAAAAGCATCCGCAATGTCTCCGGAAGTACACCCCGGATGGGCTTCAATGAATTTCTGAACTTCATTCAAAAGACTCATGATCACCCCCTGAATCCTGCCGGGATCTGGCTGTAGTCCACGTTGTCGTAACTGGCTTTGAAGTACGGGTCCTCGCGTCTGGCTGCAGATACCGCAGGAACTTCCCAGGATTCTTCGAAATGACGATCCGGACCAAAGAACGTGACAGCCTGTTTCACAAATTGTGTGCCGCTGTTACCCATCGCAGATACCCAGCCCGCGTAGCGTTTCACACCTTCCAGCATGGTTTCGGGGTTTACCCCCTCATTCAAACGGGCTTTCCAGGCTTTGAAGGCTGCAGATTTTGAATTGCCACCAGCACGTTTGGGATATGCCAGCCATGCCTGCTCAAACTCCGGAGAGTATTCCGGTCGGTTTGAACGAACTCGCACGGACTCATCAACTGATGCACCAACAGCTATTGGTTCATTGACTGGTTCTTTGACTGGTTCAAAAGAGTGACTGGTTCTGGGTGAATCTCCTGCACTACCCCCTGGTGCAACTCCTGCACTACCTAGTGAATTTGCTGCACCAGATAGTGAATTATTTGCACTACCCCCTAGTGAATCTCCTGCACCATCAAGATGAAGGAGATAGATATTACTTGAGTTACCTTTTTCACCTTTCCGGGTGACTTTTTTTACCAGCCCGGAATCACAAAGGGCCGCAATATGATTCATCACAGAACGTTTGCTAATCTCGCACTGGTCAGCAATATGCTGGTAGCTGGGCCAGCACTCACCCTGATCGCTGGCATTATCAGCCAGCTTGATCAGAACCAGTTTTCGCAATGGATTACCCACTCGAATTTTCATCGCTTTAACCATCAGCTCCATACTCATGCTGCACCTCCGAGATGCTTCATGTTTTTTCTGGAGCGAAAGGCTATAAGCGGCATACTGACGCGGTAATTACGGCCCAGCGGTTCACAAACCACCTTCTGACATTCACGGTCAACCAGGCTAACACGTAGAACATGCCCTGCAGGCGTGGTGTACCACTGACCCGGACGAGGACAACGGAAAGTCTGATTGGTAAAACGTTTGAAAATATTCCGGATCATTTGCGCCCCCTTACCTCTGAAGGGTTCAGCGACAAATTTATGAGGCAGGCCAGCGCCGAAGCATCATTAATATAGTCATATAAGCTAACAGCCAGCGGAGATTCGGCTTTTGCCAACATAGGATAAAGCTGCTGCAGCCAGACCTGATGAATTGATGAAATGTAGGAACAGAGAACGCTGGCGTTATGTGCAACGTCGCTCGGTACAGCGGGCCTTGAAAGCTGTTTCTCCATCTGGTTAAAGGCATTGATGTATGCCTCTTTGAACTGGGCAGCACGTTTACCCGTGAAACCCATAGCAAGAAACGCAAAGCCGTCGCGGGTTATTTGATAGCAAGGTAGTTTGCGGCCTGTGCAATCGGTGTAATCACTCACCGAAAAATTGCGGGCAGTGAATGATGCGGAGCATTCAAGCGTGCGGATCTTTTTCAGTACATCGTCATGACGTTTGGAGAAGAAGTTGGCAACAGCCAGGGATGAAGTAACAGCCTGACCATCAACGATGGCAATTTCAGGTTGAGTGAGGGTTGGGATCGTAGCCATGATGGCAGCCTCTTTGGTGATTTTAAATAACTCACCACCAAGGCTTTCCACGACCTTATTGGTGGTGAGACGTACAGGGGTGGAAATACCGGTCACCAAAGAACCCGGCCCAACCGAAGTTGGCCCTGCACGCCCCACCATAATTTGGGCGTAATGCTGCTCATGACACAAAAAAACCGCAAGAGCGCGGTTGTGCGCTTTGGTGAATTCCGGGTTTCCACGCCCGGCACCCGCTTTATAAGGTGCCTGAACAGTGTAACGTCCCGGAATGGCAGAATCAATGTGCTGGTGGTCCTTCACACTCAACAAAATCACGCCTGAATTTCCACAAAGGACTAAAGCACTCATGCGGGTAGTCTTTGCGAAGATAGATAACGCGCTGTGTTTCTGGCTCCCAACGAATAACATGAACATAAAGTCCTCTTCCGTCACGAAACCAGCGGTTAAGTTCCTGCACAACTCGCCCCCCACAGTCAGGTAAAGTTCTCTGTGGTTACTTACAGCCAGGTGATTTGGTAATCTGCATTCATGCCGTAACAACAGGTGTTCAGCCACGCGGACCACCAGCTGTTGCGACCAACGGTTATTTGCCGTTAAACTGTTCATGCGTTAGTTTCTCCACAGACACAAAACGCCACGACGCCCGGAGCTGCACACTCGCGGGCGTCACTCTTTTCTGGAACGCAGAAAATTTTGTAGACCAGTGCCGCATGTTCCTGGAGCTTCGAAATCGACAGATACAACTCATCATTAATTGCTGTCTGCTCATGTGGCTCCACTATCCCGTCTTCGATTGCCGAACGAATCTGCTTTGAGTAACTCCCGATCTGTTCAATAACTTCCAGTAGACGTTGGTTGATATCAACGTTCTCTACTTCCTCAATTTCTGGAAGTGATACAAACACCCCACCAGCAGACTGTGCGACAGCATCCGCAATGTGGTGAGTACCAGCCGCACGCTGTAAAACCATTGCCCATCCCAACGGAAAAAACTGATCGCCATCGGCACGAAGGCGGTTAAATAATGCGTTCTCTGTTACATCCAGCCAGTCAGCAGCTTCAGCGTAACCACCTGGCAATGCCGCGATAGTTTTTCTGATAGCTTTCACGTACCACTCAGGTTGTTTTTCCACTTTCCAGTGATGCTTACCCACGGCTTACCTCCTGTTCCTGTGGTTTTAACTCATTCCGGTTTTGACTAGATTGAAAGCGTGCAGGATAGAGAATCTGCATTTCGCTGATTTCTCCCTTAAAAAAATTGGCCAGACGCTCTGCAAGATCGATAGATGGAATTTGTTCCAGTCTCTCAATACGACTCAGCGTTGCTGGATTAACCTGAACGCCCGCAGCAACATGCTGCAAAGTAAGCCCGTGCGCCTTACGCACATTTCGTAATGGTGATTGCATATAACCTCCACATATTGCGTGATGAGCATATTATTTCACGCAAATATTTTGCGCAAGTTGATTTGCTTAACGCGCAATAAAGAAATGTAATAAACGCATGAACATAGGAAATCGAGTCAGACAACTTCGCCAGGCGAAGAACATGAAAATCGCCGATCTCGCTGAAGCAATAGGAGTGGATGCGGCGAATATCTCGCGCCTGGAAACAGGTAAGCAGAAACAATTCACTGAACAAGCCCTGAGTAATATTGCCAGGAGCTTAGGTGTTGATATTGC